CGTTTCGAATAAACAGGTTGAATTGGTTCGCCTTGAGACGACCCAAGAAGCCTTGATCATCTCTCTAGAACCCATCAAGGCTCGATTGAAGGAACTAGAAGAGGCACTGAAAAATGACGAGAATGCCGAAGTGGTTTCCCTTCGGTCTGAAATCGACGAATTGTCGACGACTATCTCGTGCCTTGATGCTGAAAAGTTGCAATTCGCTGCTCAACGCGGGAAGATTATCTCTGATGCAGAAAAAATGCTAGAGGAGAAGCGTTCCCGTGAGTCGCTGTTGCAAAAGATGAAACTGTATGAACTGATCACGACAGCCTTTTCAAGGAAAGGAGTTCCCAGTGTCATCGTTTCTTCACAGTTGCCGGTGATCAACACCGAAATTTCCAAGATTTTGACTGGCATCGTCGACTTTACTCTTGAACTTGAAGTCGACGAGGAGACAGATTCAATGGATGTTTTCATCAACTACGGTGATTCACGAAGGATCATTGAGCTGGGCAGCGGCATGGAAAAGATGATCAGTTCGATAGCAATTCGTGTGGCACTGATTAATGTTTCGACCTTGCCCAAGACCGACATGTTCATCATTGATGAGGGATTTGGTGCTTTGGATGACACCAGCATCGAGGCCTGCAATCGCCTGCTGACTTCGTTGAAGAGGTACTTTCGAACGATCATCGTCATCACCCACGTGGACGGGGTCAAAGACGTGGCCGATGCGATCCTAGAGATCACCAAGAATGAAAAAGACTCGAAGGTAGTGTACGATTGATCCGTGACCAAAGATTTGAAGACCAGTGACCGCGTCGACATTCTCTTGAGAGCAGGTGTCGAGCACCCAAAAAAATGGGTGGCTGTCAGTGGATACACAGAACCGCAAGGTGAAGCAGTTGACTTTGATTGGTACAATGAATGGCAACGTCTCCGCGATCACCATCTCAAGGAGACAAGTTTTCTATTTGAGGTGATCAAAGACCTGGCGAGGCGGATCCATGAAAATGAACCAGCGCCCTTACCTCCGTGATCGCCTGATATCGGAGCACCCCGATGGATTCTACGTCATCGTTCCCAGGGACGCTGAGCCTGCTGTCCCCTTGAGTTGTCCTGTCTGTCATCGATTGATGCGTTCACAGGATGATGAGGCTGCCTGGCATGAGCTCAACTGTTGTCACTGGTGTTCGATGGCTTGGGCTGCCCCTCGTCGAAAGGCATGGTTGGCCGGCTGGCGACCAGATTCAGAAAAACTCGCCTACGAGATTTCACAGAGACCGCCTTTGGTAGTCAATCTTGAGGTAGACTGACGGTAGCCATACTTAGCTCAGGAGCAATGGGCTATGGCTGATGGCAAGATTGATTACAGTGCACTGGGGCAGGCGATTGACACATCTTGGGGTCGATCTTCGACTCCAAAGACTGCGAGTTACTCGGTAAAGTTCATGTTGCAAGGAGACAGGGTCATCGCTTCCTATGCCGCGATCGTCAATTTCGGCTCTGAAAAAGAGATGATCGTGATGAAGCGGGCTTATGCCGAAGAGTCGGTAGCTATCATTAATGAAGTTCTCAAAGCTGTCAAAGAAAATTACAAGAAACTAGCCGGCAAGGCGCTGTCTTCAAAAGAAGCCGCAACGTCAGATAGCATTGAAATCATCGGATTTGGTGTACATAATCCGAAGAGAACAGCATACTATCGCCGCAAGACAGTCTTTGACTTGAGCTGATCAATGACGGCACCCGGGCCCATCAACAGAGATCAACAGATCAAGGAAATCTTGAAGTGTGGGCGTGATCCTGTCTATTTCATGCGAAATTACGCAAAGATCCAGCACCCAACACGGGGTCTAATTCCTTTTGAAACGTATTCGTTTCAGGATGAGTGTGTCAGGGCGTTTGAAGAAAATCGCTTCAACATCATCCTCAAGTCAAGACAACTTGGCCTCACGACGGTCACAGCTGCCTACGCCGCTTGGTATGCGATCTTCAAAAAAGACAAAAATGTCCTAGTCATTGCCACCAAGTTGCAGACGGCCATGGGATTCATCAAAAAGGTGAAGACGATCTTGGATGGTTTGCCCAAGTGGTTGTTGCTTACCAAGTTCGAACCCACTAAACAATCCATTGCTTTTGCAAATGGATCCACTGTAACCGCTGTTCCCACGTCGCCCGACGCGGGTCGTTCAGAAGCCTTGTCATTGCTCGTTGTCGATGAGGCCGCTTTCATTAGGGACTTTGAAGACATTTGGACGGGTCTATTTCCTACCATTTCAACTGGTGGTTCTGCGATCATCATGTCAACGCCTAATGGCGTAGGTGGTCAGTACTATAAACTGTGGACAGAGGGAACGGCACAGATCAACGAATTCAACACGATCAACTTGCCGTGGTGGATGCACCCAGAACACGATCAAGCATGGTTTGACAAGGAAACAAAGAACATACCAAAGCGTAAAGTTGCCCAGGAGTTTTTGTGTGACTTCATTTCGTCAGGTGACACCTTTCTTCAACCTCCCGAGATGGACTACCTCCGTAGTATGCTCGAGCAACCGATCCGCAAAGAAGGCCCGGCACAAGGCGTCTGGATTTGGTCAGACCCAGAGCCTGGGAAACGTTACGTCATTTCAGCAGACGTCTCACGCGGTGACAGCAATGATTTTTCTACGTTTCATGTCATTGATATGATAGACTGTGAAGTGGTCGCTGAGTACATGGGCAAGATCCCTCCTGATAAGTTGGCAGACCTGTTGAGTGAATACGGGACCCGGTACAATGTGGCACTACTATGTCCTGAGCGTAATACGTTTGGATATTTTGCATGTGTCAAGCTGAGAGATTCCGGTTACAAACGTCTCTATTATCGCAATTACACAGGAGATCCATTTGAATTCATTTCAAATGATCCCGATGCCGTACCTGGATTTGAAACACAGGGAAACACCCGCCCACAGATCTTGGCCAAACTCGAAGAGTTGATTCGTAACAAGACAGTCAAAATATATTCACAGCGGTTCTATGATCAAATGCAAGCCTTCATTTGGAGCGGGTCAAAGGCTCAGGCTTCTCGGGATTCTCATGATGACTTGATCCTAGGCCTGGCAATTGGATCCTGGTTGACACATGGAAATAGTGGTGTCAATGAACAAGGGTATGAGTTTGCCATGGCAATGTTGAAAGCGACTAAACGCGATCGCCGCGATTCAACACAGATGCCAGGCGATATTGAATCAGCCCAACCGCTGGTCAATCCTAACATCCGTGGCTTCAATCCTTATAACGTTCATAAGCCCCGCGATCCATCTCAAATTAGACATGCTGACGTTAGCGACTTCAGCTGGCTTTTGCGCTAAGTGCGCCGATACTTACCCTCAGAAAAGGTTTTGCGATGAGTAATCAGATCACCCTCCCCCGCCTGAAGACGATCATTGATGAAGAAGTCGACCGTGCTATGAAAGAGAGCGTCGACCACGCCTCGATCAGAGAAGTCGTCAATGGTGCTAGCAAGTTGCTGGCAGCTGTTGAAGCCTTCCGTGACAGCGCAAACGGACCAATGACCAGTGCCCTGACGCCGCACCTCGATGCCATGGCTCGTGCCCTAGAGGATATGGTCAGCACTCCGGGATCTTACGTGGAAAAAAAGAAGGCCACACCGCAGAAGGTATCTTTGAGGTCTGTCAAGTCAGACAAGGTCGTCTGAATCATTTCCTATACGAGATGGTTGCGAAACCTTACTATGAACCCTGAGCCTGACCTAGAATAGGTGGGCGAAAATCATGGCAAAAAAAGAAGCTCCACAGAGCCTGTTCCGACGTTTGACCCGACTGTTTCGCAGCGGGCCCGTCATCAAGAAAAAGATCAGGACGCTTGACACGACGATTGCGGTCGCTGACAAGACTAAGTCTTCAGGTACGTTGTTGTTTCAGAAGTCGTTGGCACCCACCTACGCCACGATCACAGCCAATGCCTATAACCTTTCTGAACGCCTGATGAGGTATCAGGATTTTCAAGAGATGGAATATAGTGTATCATTTCAAACACTTGTGCCAACCCCCGAAGGGCTAGTACAGATGGGTTCCCTTGTTGATGACTGTGTCAAGGATCCCAACAAGACGTTCATTGTCTATGCATATGATCACGAGAAGAAACGAATTGTTCCTGCTGTCGGCAAGCAGGCCCGTCAAACGTGTGTCGATCATGCTTGGAAGGTAACGTTTGACAACGGCAAAGAGATCACTGCAAGTCCGGAGCACAGATTGATGCTTCGCGATGGAACGTATTGCAAGGTTGAGGATCTTCAACCAGGTGATGCCATGATGCCCTTCTATCGCAAAGATCTTTTTGAAAACGCGGAAGAAGGTACAAATGGCTACTCGTGGATCTACACGATGGATAACCGTTTCCGCGGCTGGACGAAAGAACACCAACTGATTGCAGAATGGACGGCCGGCCGCGAGCTCACAGAAGACGAGTGTGTGCACCATATCAATTTTGTTAAGACTGACAACAGGCCGGAAAATCTCCGGATCATGTCGAAGTCAGATCATAATTCCTACCATGCAGCCATCAACAACGGCGTCAAGTGGAATGCAGAGACAAATAACGAGTGGATTGAAAAGTTCAAGCAAAACCATGCTGTGTGGATGCGGGATAACGCTCCCACCCGTCGTAAAGACGTGACATTCGCAAAGATTCTACAGACTTGTGAGCGAGTAGGGTTCAACATTGGACGGGTTTCAAGCGTACTAGACGTTAGTTTCAACTTGATTCATGAGCGACTAGTTGCAAACGGGTTCAAAAGTTTTGATGAGTTTTCGAAGACCTATTCGTCAGGTGGAACTTATGACAACAAGGTTGCTGTTGGTCTTCTGACACGCGATCTTTCAATTGAGAAAATCGTCTCTGTTTTGGAAGAAAACGACACAAAACAATCTGTTGCAATCAAGTTGGGTTGTACTGTCAATGTTCTTGACAAGTTCTTGAATCGTCGCATCAATGTCTCGTGGAGCGAACTTCGTGCTCAATTGGGATATGACTGTTCAAAAATTAATATTAAGTCTACCGGTCGTCCTGTAGGATCAAATGGACGTCCTCTGACGTTTAAGCAGATTTGTGATGCTTATGAACCTGGATTGACATTGCCTCGTCTTTCAGAGAAGCTATGTGCTAACAAGAACACAGTCATCTCTAGGCTAGCTCAGAATGGTCATAAGAAGTACAGTGAGTTTCAAGAGTCATATCAGAATTGTAAAGTCGTTTCAGTCGAGTACGTTGGTGAAATTCCACTCTATGATCTGACCGTCGACGGTTACAAAAACTTCGCCACTGACAGCGTAATCTCACACAATACACCAGAGATCGCCGCGGCCCTTGATATCTATGCAGACGAGACAGTTGCCGCCGACGAGAAAGGTCAGTGTCTGCACATCTACTCTGACAACGAGAAGATCAAAGAGGTCCTCGAAGACCTTTTTTACAACACCTTGAACATCGAGTTCAACCTCCGATCTTGGGCCCGTAACCTGGTCAAGTACGGCGATTTTTTCCTCTACAACGATGTGTCACCGCACTACGGTGTCGTCTCTGCATTTCCGATTCCAGTCAATGAGGTCGAGCGCGAAGAGAACTATGACCGTGATGATCCGTTTGCAATCCGGTACCGTTGGGTCACCCTAGGTAACCGCGTCCTAGAAAATTGGGAAGTGACTCACTTCCGTCTATTGGGCAACGACATGTTCTTGCCTTACGGGTCATCTGTCATTGAACCTGCCCGACGCATCTGGCGACAGTTGATCTTGATCGAAGATGCAATGTTGGTGTACCGCGTTGTCAGGGCCCCCGAGCGCCGCGTCTTTTACATTGACGTGGCCAATGTGCCGGCCGAAAATGTCGGCATGTACATAGAGGAACAACGCAAGAACTTGCGGACCAACCAGGTCGTCGACAGGTCGACAGGCCGCGTTGATCTCAGGTATAACCCACTCTCAGTTGACGAAGACTATTTCATCCCAGTCCGTGGGTCAGAGTCGGGCACTAAGATTGAAACGCTGGCAGGCGGCCAGAACACTGCTGCGGTCGAAGACGTCGCCTACATCCAGAAGAAGTTGTTTGCGGCCTTGAAGATTCCCAGGGCATATCTCGGTTACGACGAATTGCTTTGTTTGTCTGGTGACACCAGAGTGCCTCTTTTGTCAGGAGAATCATTGGAACTTCATGATCTAGTGAAGAAATTCAATGAGAATTCTGAGCAGATTTGGGTATATTCGTGTGATGCAATCACTGGCAAGATCATTCCAGCAAAGGTGACAAAAGCATGGAAAACGAAAGACGTCAATGAAATATATGAAGTGACTCTAGACACCGGTGACGTCATCAGGTGTACAAATAATCACCCATTCTTGTCTCGCGATGGAGCGTATGTTCGGGCTGATGAATTGGCAACTGGAACCAGTCTGATGCCTTTGTATCGTCGGCTGTCTAATAAGTCTGACGGTGATTTTCAGAGCGGATATGAGAAGGTACTTGATAACTCAAGCGGTGAGTGGAAATTTACACATCGTGTTGTCAACGACACAGGACTAGTCATCGATGATGAATCACGATTGATTGAACGGAGTTACGTTGTTCACCACGTGGATCACGACAAGAGAAATAACCTGCCACAAAACCTTGTCAAGATGGGAAAAAAGGCGCACATTCGTCACCATGCTTCCGGTGCGGTTGCAAACCTTTTGACGACAGCATCACGCGATAGGTTGCGGGAAACAATGCAGACGCCCGCGTACCGTCAGGTTCACCAAAAGGGTGTTCAAGACGCTTGGTCTCGTGATGATGGTTCACGTCGTTTGCTTGTTGCAAATAACAACAGTAAGCACAAACGAAAAGATGTTGATCTTGAAGTTGCACACCGCATTGCGGCAACATGTCTAGATAGAAAAGAATTCTATAGAAAGATTGGCCTAACATACACCGGATTTTCAAGAACCTGTGCACGGCAAGGCATTCATCATGGTTCATGGTTGACAAGCGTCTTTGGTAACAAAAGGCGCGGAATCAAACGAAACCACAAGGTTCTTAGTGTTCGCGTGGTCAGGCTAGATGCTCCGTTGCCTGTGTACGATCTCACCGTAGAAGGTCATCACAATTTCGCAGTTCAAGCAATCGGTCAGACACTCGATTCATTTGGAAATTGTGTGTTTGTTCACAACAGCTCAAAGGCTACGCTTGCGCAGGAGGACATCAGGTTCTCGCGGACCATCAGCGTCATCCAGAAGGTGATGTTGGCTGAGCTCAACAAACTGGCCATCATTCACCTTTATGCCCACGGGTATGACCAGGATGATCTACAAAATTTTACCCTGAGACTGTCGAATCCATCGACCGTGGCTCAACAGCAGAAGCTCGAACTGTGGAGATCTAAGTTTGAGATCGGAGGCAGCGCTCCTGAGGGCTTCGTCAACAAAGACTTTGTCCGTAAGGAAATTTGGGGTCTCAACGACGATGAATGTCGTCAGATTGATGAAAATCGTCTGAAAGATAAAACCGTTGATGCTGCAATTGAAGCCGGTGGAGGTGGAGAAGGTGGTGCTGCCGGTGGTGGAGGAGAAGATCTTTTTGGAGGAGAAGAAGCCGGCGGTGGTGAGGCTGCTCCTGCTGAAGAAACACCACCCGAAGAAAATGCTTCAGATGAACCAGAAGAAGAGAAGCAACCCGGAATAGAACTCTTGACGTCTGCCGATGATCTTGATGAAGATGATGAAACATTTGGATTGAAATTGAGTCTCAAGGACACTGAAGTGCCTCTTAAGGCACAAAAACAACTTGACAGGGCACTGTATAATCGTAGTCGAGTTCGGCACCATGGTGCTAGCAAAACTCACATGCCCGATTTCAACAAAATGACATCGAATGACAACCACGCGATGGAAGATCCGTACGATAATGATTGGATCAAATCAGTCGTCAGCAATCCATTCGGAGAATCACGTAGTGCTGCGCCTCATCGAACTCACATTTCATCTGACGTGATGTCAATGTTGAAGGGTTGGTCGCGGCGTCACGGAATTTCGAGTGATTCGCAGGGTTCTGTATTGACTGAGAATGTTAACGAGACAATTGTAGAAATCGATGAAGAAGAAGCAAACCGGTTCAACACCGGTGATGAAAACGATGTACTTATCATCGATGACGATGGAGATGATGAACTGTGATCACCGCAGATCACGGTGATAGGCTGGTTGAACAATGACCTGCTTGAAATTGAAAGGACGTTGACCAAAATGTCGAAGTCGAGTTCACACAACAAAAAAAGAAATACTGGACTGCTCTACGAGTTTTTGGTTCGTTCTATCTCACGTGCGCTGGTCGAGGGCGATCAAAAAAAATCAGCCGCTGCATTGAAGCTACTCCGTCGGCATTTTAAGCCCGGGACAGAATTGTACAGAGAGTTTCGTCTGATCAACGCCTTGATCAAGACGACTGTCTCATCGGAGACAGTCGCTGGTTCAATTATGAATGAAGCTAAGCTAGCGGCTCGTTCCTACGATCTTGCCGCCCTTGACCGCGAGAAGTCAATCCTCATCAAACACATCAATTACACGTTGAATGATGAAGCGTTCTATGATCAACAGGTCAATGAATACAAAATGTACGCGACAGTCCAGACGTTGCTCAATGACTGGCGTTCTGCCAACAGAGATTTGGGACGGATGGCGATCTATGAAGATCAACTGGTTCGTCACCTGGTGACTGAAAAAGTTCAAATTGAAGATCATGTCATCAGTGAAGAATCAGCCGGCACTGCGCGGTTGCTGATGAAGGTCATGACCAAAAAGCTCAATGAAAAGTATGCGAGCAGCCTCAATGATGATCAGAAATCACTGCTTAAGGCATATGTTTTTTCTGCTGCCCATGATGATCCGACTGTCATTCAGAAGAAATTGATCGAGATGAAGACCGACCTGTTGCAGCAGATGGATACGTTCGCTCAACAACACAGTGACAATTTGTACATCAATGAAAAATTGAAAGAAGCTCGTGCACGTTTGGTGACAGAATCACTCGATGTTGTTGATGACGCTTCTGTGACGCGTTTCATGTTGTACACTAAACTCAGTGCTGAACTCAGCAGCGAGGAATGAAATTATGAGTGATCAGAGACTGCTCAACACGTATGATGTTTTCGAATACCAGGTGATCACTGAGGTTGTCACACCAGCTACTGTGTCTGAAGACGCTCGCGGCAATTCGATTGAGGTACCCGCTGTCAAAAAAGTGATGATGAAAGGTGTCCTACAAAAGGCAGACACCCTCAACCAGAACGGTCGAATTTATCCGGCTCACGTGTTGGAACGTGAAGTCAGAAACTATCAAAAATTCATCATTGAAAATCGGGCCCTCGGCGAGCTCGATCATCCTGATTCTTCTGTCGTCAATTTGAAAAATGTGTCACACATCATCCGTGAGGCCCACCTAGAAAGTGGAACTGTCGTCGGCACTGTCGAGGTGCTAGATACACCTTCTGGTAAAATTTTGCAGTCTCTGGTGGAAAGCGGTATCAAATTGGGAATCTCATCACGGGGAGTGGGATCCACGCGGAAACAAGGCGATTACTACGTAGTTCAGGACGATTTTCAACTGATCTGTTGGGATTACGTTTCAGAACCATCAACGCCAGGAGCATTCATGATTCCTGAAGGCAAAAAAATTGACTCTCGTGAACTCAAGAAGGTCTTTAATAGGTCTGATCGGATCGATAGGATTCTGAATGACATCCTTTTTAAGAAATTAGTATCAGTGGGTATTCATGATATGACAAATTCTAGAATTAATGGTGAAAGCGGAATTAAGACTTTGTTTTGCAAGTTTTGTAAATTCGAATTTACAAAATACGTAAAAGCTAGTCATGTACCATCATATTGTTCTAGAAGTTGTGCTTCAAAATCATCAGTTAGGTCCGGCCTTAATTGCTTTTCGAAAGTTCGAACTATCGTTGATGTTGGTAATAATGAACTAGCAAATAGGTTGTTCAATGTTCGTTCACAAATTGCCATAGAAAGAAACACCGGACGTTTGCATTCACAGCACACAAAAGACAAGATTTCAACATCGTGTACGGGCAAATCAAACGCCTTGAAAGGGTTGTCTTTTGAACAATTTTATGGAGCAGACAAAGCAAAACAACTTAGCGATCAACATTCACAAAAACTTCTAGAGGGATATGCATCTGGTCGCTTGAAACCTACAGCACGAATGAGCAAGGCACCTACGTTCAGGGGCATAAAACTACGATCGCAACTAGAACAACGAGCAATAGAATTTCTAGAGAAACGTGACAACTTGATTTTTTGTCAATCGCTGTTGTATGAACACCCCATGACACGTGTTCAGTGGTTTGACAACTACAACAAGCAACACACATACACTCCAGACCTATTTGACGCAGTCAACAATAAGGTTTATGAAGTTAAGCCTTCGAGGTTTGTCGATAAACCAACTGATGAAATGATCAGAAAAATGGCCGCACTGTCATCATCTGGATGGACATGTGAATACCTAACTGAAAAAGACATGATTGAAAGATGAGAAAATATGAGTCTCAATAATCCCCAAGGTGGTATCGGGTATGCTGCAGAATTTCAATCAGCCGCACTGCCTTTTCTGACGGCCTCTGTCGCTCCAGTGGTATCTTCTGGCCTGTTGCGAGTCGATTTTCCCAAGGTCAGCAGGTTCATCAATGTCACAAACATGGCGGCTGTCGGTAATAAACTACGCATCGGTTTCACCCGAAATGGCATGTCCACACCGTTCAACAATTACTATGTGCTTGACGGTACCCAACAGGTGATGTTGGAACTCCGCGTCACAAGCGTTTACTTTGCTGGTACTTCAGGATCGATTGAATTCAGCATGTGTGCCGGCCTGACAAATGTCGACGCCCGCCAGATGCCAGTGCTGACCGGTACGCTAGGAAATGGCGATCCCGGCTGGTTGGGTGTGGGTTAGTCGGCCTTTTTGGTAATTGCTGTATGCTTATGATCATGAGTTATGGCATCGTATACTACTGGTTTTGCAATAAAACAAACATGGGTTACATTGGTAAAACTACTAATACACTGTACGGACGTTGGAAAGGTCATTTGCATAATGCACTTAATCCTAAGTCTAAGACCGGTCATTGGGAATTCCCAAAAGCAATTCGTGATCACGGAAAAGATTTTTTTGAAGGACGTATTGTTTGTGAGTGTGATTCTCCTGAAGAATTGGCATTGATGGAAGATCATTGGATAAAGAATTTGAATACGCTGTGGCCCAACGGTTATAACATGCGTGATGCCTCTGGATTTGTTTGTGACCAAACACGTCAATTGATTTCTGAACGTACTCGTGAAGCAATGGCGCACCTAGATCCTAGATGTAAGGAACGTCAACGTAGTGCCATGAAAGATCCTGAGACAAGAAGAAAAATCTCTGAGCGAACTAAAGAAGCAATGAAGCGTCGTAGAGACAAAGAATCACCATGAACGTTGTCCTTTATCCTTCGGAAAATTTGCACGTCCCGTGTCGTCAGGTCGAAAAATTTGATCATGGCCTCCGCACGACAGTTGCTAGCATGGTCGACACGATGTATGCCTCGAGCGGTGTGGGTCTGGCGGCACCCCAAATTGGAATCCAAGAGCGACTAGTTGTTATTGATCCATCAGCAGGCCAGAAGGCGAACGATCTTGTGACGCTTGTCAATCCTAAGATAACCTGGCGCTCAAGTTCATCAGAGATGGGACTCGAAGGGTGCCTATCATTGCCCGGGATCACTGTCAACATCTCCAGGCCGACTGAAGTTGAAATTGAGTACCAGGACGTTCTTGGCCAGACTCATCACAATTTTTTCACCGGTTGGCCCGCCCGGGTGGTGCAGCATGAAATTGACCACCTAGACGGGGTCTTGATGATAGATCGAGCCTCTCCAATGGAACACAAGATGGCACTCAAGAATGTTTCAAAAATTGTAAGGGTGTGACTATGGCAACAGGAAACAAATTGTCAAGACTGCAACTGAAGGCTCTAGTCAAAGAATGTCTGCTCGAGATCTTGCAAGAAGGTTTGGGTTCCGGAGTCGCTTCTCAAGCGAGATCTCTTTCAACTGTCACTGAATCCCGTAATGCGTCACAGTCTCGGCAACCTAGAAGGTCTCCACTTGATGAGCCCGCAACTGTACACGGACAAAGAAAAATTTCCAACAATACTTTGGCCGAGGCAGTGCGTGCCACTGCAGGTGGCAATGCATTGATGGCCGATATTTTGGCTGACACAGCGATGACAACATTGCAATCACAACTCGCAGGTGAAATTCCGACCCATGGAGGAAACAATGCTTCATCACGGGTGGGACACCAAGAACAATTTACCGGTGAGCCTGCAGATGTTTTTGGCGAGGCCGCGGCATCAAAATGGGCTAGTTTGGCCTTCGCTGACGTGCCATCCAAGAAAACAGCGTAATCGTGAAGTGAGTGCCTATTTAGACGTAGCACTAATGCAAGAGAGGGTGCAACAATGAGATTGACGTCAAGATTGCTCAAGCGAATCATCGAAGAAGAAGTTTCCAAATTTGGTGCCATGGACGACGTTGAGTCCCGTGCCAAGGACACAGAGGAGACGGATGCTGATGAACTTGCTGATGCTCTAGAAAAAAAGATCGATTACGCCAAGGCGCTAAAGGTTGAAGAAAGTCGCCTCCGCCGGCGTCTGGCTAAGATCAGTGAAACACGTGTTCGTGTTTTGAAATCGATCGCTCGTAAGGTCTGAAAGAAGAAGAGGACACAATGTCAGGACAAGGCAAATATACAACGTACGTTCCATTGGACCCGGCAGGCAAAGCCCGCCGCACGTTCATGGAAAAACTTTTCAAGGGCGCCGGTGAAGTCGATCCACAGCCTTCGATTGACGCCTCTGCTCCTGGTGTTCCTCCTGGTATTGCTGGTATCACTCCTCCATTTTATGGAGTGAGCGATCCTGCAAAGGCATCTGCTGATGCTGCAAAGTGGGGAAATGATATCCTCCGTGCGGCAGCTGCAAAAGGAATCCAGGCCGGCGATCCTCAGTATTTTCCAACCGGTGTCGACTTGACATTCCAGGGAGGCCCCGATGTCGCCAAAGACGTGACATGGGCTTCTGCAACATCGAAATTTGATGGTTCTGCAGGTAGCAATGCTGGCGGACCTTCGAACGGTTATTTTCCAGACATTAGCTCGCCGGGTGCCGGCAAGACCGACGGTGTTGATAAGACCGTTGATCCAAAGATTGTGACGACAGATATCAAGCCCAACATTGTTCCGGGTTCTGATGCCAACACTAAGAATCCATCCTCCGCCGGCACGAAACTATATGATGCCAATGCGTTGGGAAACAAGTTGCCACCAGGCGCCTCAGGCGGTTGAGAAGGCATAACCTTGCACGGCAATCCGATACTTAACTTTGAGATTGTAGGGAAACGTTTAGCACATGTCAAAGGAACTTTACGAAGAAGCGCTGGCAGATGTCAAGCGACTAAAGAAAGTCGCTGAAGATAATGCTAAGCGTGATCTAGCTGAGGCAGTCGCTCCTCGGATCCGCGATCTAATTGAAAAAGAACTTCTCCGCGAGATCAATGAAGAAGATAATCTCGATGAAGACGTTCCAGGCGCTCCTGGGTCTCCGTCAATTTCTGGAGACTTGATGACGGATGACGAGGTTCCTGTTTCAGGTGTTCCTGAAGCCGGTGACACCGACCTCGCGGCAATTTCTATGCCTGACGAAGAAGGTAAAGTCACTTTGGATCTTGATTCATTGATGACAGATCCTGCCGGAGCCGCCGTTGAATCACCGATGTTTGGCGGTGAGACTGAATATGAAATGAGCATGGAATCTGTCGAGGCATTGTCGCCGATCATCAATGCTACTAAATCGAACCTAGTAAAAGAACTCGAGTCGAGTCTTTATCGTCTCGGTGAATCAATCAAACGATTTAAAGCGGCCAGCATGCTCGTCAGGGAATCTCGTGGTTATTCAGAGCATATCGCTCAGATGATTTCCCGTGTAGAGAATATGTATGACTACGTGCAGGAGTCAGTTACTGATCCACGCAGTAAGAGTTCATACGAAGCAAAACTCGAAAGCTACTTCAAAGAACTCAACAAGCTCCAGGAGCATAAGATGTCTAAGAGAACCCTCAGGGATATGATGAACGAGAGTGATGTGACGCTGAAACTTACCGGCTTGCCTGATGAGATTGACCTCGACTCTGTCGGTGTTGATCTAATCACTGGCGAAGAAGGTGAAGAAGGCAGCGAAGAAATGGACCTCGGAGATTCTGGTGAGGGCGGCGAGGAAGGAGGCGAAGAGGCTGGTGAAGACCTTGACCTCGACAGTCTCGATCTCGGCGGTGATGAAGATTCTGAAGACGAAGGAGAGGATACAAAGATGGGTGAGTCTCGTAGGCTAAGTGACAACACGATCGTTGAGATCGATGAAGGTATGCTTCGCCGCGAAATTGCTCGGATGAAGAACCTCCGTGAAGACGCAGTTCCTTCAACGAAGGGTTCTGGACCTGGTAAGGGCACGCATTCTTTTGGCGGTGGTAAAGAAGAAGCTGACCTCCCTTGGGGCGTAGACGTTACAACCGAGAGCGATGCTGATGAAGATGATGAAGATGACATGATGGACGAGGGTCCAGATGGCGATCTCACCATGGACGAAGATCAGGATCAAGACCAGGACGATGAGCTCGATGAGATGGACGGTCTCGAGCAGAGCTACGGCATGGATCAGGCTGAAGACACCCGTGATGTCGGTGGAGACGTTGCTCCTAAGAGCATGGGCGGCGGTGCTGAAACCCGTAAGCAGTCCCGTGAGCCCGGTCAGACGATGGAGTCACTCAAGCGCCGGATTACGTTTGAGAAGCGCCTGCAGGAACGGGCCAAGGTCCGTAGTGCCTCCTTGAAGAAAGAGGCAGCCCGAGCGATTGCTAGTAAAGATTCACGCAAGTTGAATGCATTGAAGACTGAAAATGCGACCTTGCGCCAGCGGTTCACTGAGTCGGTGAACCGTGTCAGGAAGATGTCGAAGGTCTTGGCGGAAGCCAAGTCTCGCAGAGGTGTTCGCCCCAATGGCACACCGACCCGGCCCGCGGAGAATATGGCCGAAGGAACACTCCGCAATAAGTTGGCAGAAACGAATCTGTTCAACGCGAAGCTAGTCTACACGAACAAGTTGCTGCAGAACGAGGCCCTGTCTAAGAAGCAGAAGGCCGAGATCATTCAGCGTCTTGATGAGGCGAACAGCCTCCGTGAAGTGAAGCTCATCTACGAGAGCCTGACCAAGACACTGGCTGGAACCTCTCGTCCCCTGGCAGAAAATGCTGATCGCAAGGTCATGGGTTCTTCTTCTAGGGCTATGCGGCCGGCCTCAACCTCTCTGAACGAGGGATATGAGACCGACAGGTGGCAGAAGCTCGCAGGCATCAACAAGTGATGCGTGAACATCGATTACCAAACCAACTGAAAGAAAACGGAGAATACACCATGAAGTTTTTTACACTAGAGCAGCTGTCACAGGGAATTCGCGAGAAGCATGTCGGCGTCGAGCGAGCCCGTCTCGTTGAAAAGTGGAGCCGCACTGGCTTGCTCCGCGGTCTCGATGGTTTCAAGCGCGAGATGATGGCACAGCTCCTGGAAAACCAGGCTGCCCAGGTCCTCAAGGAGAGCAACTCGCTCTCGACTGGTGGAGGCGCCGTTGCGTCCTCTGGCCAGATCCAGGGCTTTTCGAACATCGCATTCCCGATCGTCCGCAGGGTGTTCGGTGGCCTCGTCGCGAACGAGCTCGTCTCGATTCAGCCCATGTCACTGCCTTCCGGCCTGATCTTCTACCTTGACTACACGTATGGTTCGAATGTCGGCGGTGAGGCAGGTGCTAGCCTCAGCAACTCTTCCACGTTTGAGACCTATCAGCGTGGGCAGTCCATCTACAACAACCCAGTAGGTAAGGGAATCCAGTCAGGATCCTTGACGTCGGGTGGTATGTACGACCTGGTCAACGTGGGTTACTCCAAGGTTCACAGTGGAACTCTGGGTCTTGCCACGGCATCTCTCGGTGCCTGGACCGGAGCTTCTGATGCATTTGTTTCTGATGCAATTGTCACTTCGGTGACTGATTTCTCGGGTACCAACGCTCGTCAGTTGGGCTTCGATCCTCAGGTTGAAGTCGACCTGCAGCAGAACACGCTGGACCTCCAGTTTGTTTTCCTGTCAGTTGCCGACCTTCTGACGGCAATCCCGAAGGGTGATACACTGGCTCCGGAGCAAGTTGCAATCTTCGGATTCTCTTCAGCTGGTGGTTCGGTCGCCTGGGGTGATGCATACCAGTCGGGCAAGGGTGTCCTCAACCTCCGCCGCCTCAACCGCCGCGGAAACTTCACGGCCGGTGTCTTTACGCCTGATCCGCTGAACGGCACGCACATCATGTCGGCTCTCCGAATCACCAATGGCAGCACCAAGCCCATTGTCACAGCAAGCACGACCAAAGTCTCCATGGCCATCACTGATGCGCTCACGGTTGACGGTGGTTCCGGAGCAACCTTGACGGTCCCGTCGTTTGAAACTGACTTCGGCACCACACCGACTCCGGCGATCCCTGAGATCGATATCAAGATCGAGGCGATCGCAATCACAGCCACGACACGGAAGCTCCGTGCTCGCTGGTCGCCTGAACTAGCACAGGACCTCAATGCGTACCACTCGATGGACGCTGAGGTCGAGCTGACGAGCATCTTGAGCGAGCAGATCGCCCTTGAGATCGACCGCGAGATTTTGAGTGACCTGGTGACCCAGGCCAACGGTGCCAACTTCTACTGGAGCCGTTCTCCAGGCCGCTTCGTCAACAAGCAGACCGGCGATCGCCAGGCTCTGGCTTCAAGCCTTAGCATCGGCCCGCAGTTCACCGGCACCGTCCGTGAGTGGTACGAGACCTTGGTCGAGACCATCATCGACGTCGCCAACACCATCCACCGCAAGACCCTCCGCGGGTCGGCCAACTTCATGGTCACCGGTCCGGATGTCTGCACCATCCTGGAGAGCTCGGTGCTGTACAAGCCGAAGTTCTCGATCGACGGCGAAGGCCAGGTTGCCTCCCCGTTCACCATCGGCGCCGAGGCCATCGGCACGGTGTCCAACCGCTTCACGGTATACAAGGATCCGTACTTCCCTCGGAACAAGATCCTGGTCGGCTACAAGGGCGGCAGCTACCTTGAGACGGGCTACGTGTACAGCCCCTACGTGCCACTGATCGTCACCCCGACGATCTTCGCGCCGGAAGACTTCACGCCCCGTAAGGGAGTGATGACCCGGTACGGCAAGAAAATGGTCCGAACGGACTTTTATGGCACGGTGACAGTTTTGGACATGAACGTAATCTTAACAATTACGGCCACTTAGGCAGACTTGAAGGGTCCCGCAAGGGACCTTTCGTCATTAAGGGTGTTCAGTATACAAATCACAAGAAACAGAAGAAGTCGACCATTCGCGCGAAGAAGTTGATGTACAAGCATAAGCGAAAGTTGATAAAGGCGAAAGAGCGTCCAGTGTAACTCTATCCACAGAAATGGTACCATGAACCAAGATGTGGCTATTTACGATTGATGGATTCTATAGTGCGGTGCAAGACAAAGACAGGAATGATGTCATATGGATTCGAGCCCGCGTCAAGGACGATCTTTCGAGATTGGTGACAACGTATGATGTCCATGCAACAGAGATCCTTGTGGATTGTGGTACTGACTACAAGTACCGCATCGGAGTCTGGCGCGAGGAGTGGGTCCGCATTGCAGGTGCAGTGGCCCATGACATCAACTACAACAATTTCAAGTATGCCTCAGAGACGTCTTTGGGCAAAGACCGGGCCACGGTCCTGGCTGACATTTGGTGGACCATGTATCGTCTCCAGCTCAAAGAAGAGGGAAAATTGGGCCTACCTGGGTCACTCTAGAATATTCTGTTTAATTTGAAGGCTGGTCACCCCATTGCCAAAAAACGAATATTCTGATAATTTTTCAGCTATGATCTAGTGTCTTGTACACAGGTCCATGGTGGGCTTAAGGTCTAGTCACGGGCACTGGAAAGACCAGGCCCAAGGAGATATGACCATGAAGAAGAAGATCGTGCAGTCCACCAACCGCAACGCTATCATCCGCACCCGCGCCGACCGAGGTGGCAAGTTTCGCACTGAGACTGCTCGCCGTGATAACAATGCTGTGCAGTTTGCAGCGACGACCAACCCGCGGTCCAATGCCACGGCACTGTTCCTCGATTTCCCGTTGGGTGCAATCAGGTTGTCGGGTGCTGAGGCTCGGACTCTGTACCGCGTCTTGCGCAAGCACTACAAGTTCGCCGGTAAGCCGATCCGATTATCACCGCGGTAACAGGAAAATCTCTCGGCTGGGCACCTTCGGGTTCCCGGCCTTGGGACGTTGAAAGGCTTCGATACCATGAAACTCAACAAGGAAACAGCTCTATTTTTGACCAAGGCTCTTTTTCACTACGAGCAATCTTGCTCTATTTCTGAGTCGGTGACCCGCCGCGTCAAGGACCTTCGCTATGAGCTCAACGAGTTCGTCCTTGGAAGGCTTGACTCCGACGAGGTCGAAAACGACAAGGGTAGCAAGGTAAGTTGGCACGTGCACGGTGATGACTGCAACCATGCTGATGGAGAAGTCCTCGAGAAAGAGGATGATGTTGAAGATGAAGAAGAGTCCGAAGAAGTCCCTGAAACTGACGGTGAAGTCAGTGCGGGTGAACTGCACGAACTGACCGCGTGTACTTCAGACCGCGGTCAAGTAGAATTTGAGGACATCAATCATGATGGCGGACCTGCGGCGGTTGATGTGTTGATCGACGGTTACACGGAATACTATTCCGTGACCGCTGTCAAGCGAACGGCAAAGGCGCTCGAGGTGTGGACCGAAGGTGATTGGCAAACCATCAACGTTCGAAAGTTTCCCAAGGACTGGACCAAACTGTTGCCTGTCAACCAGTCGCTGTTGGTCTGTGAATGAAGCTCAATCTGCACCCGAAAGAGTTCCTGGCGCTGTACAACATGATCCAGCGCCAACCTCACCTTGAAGGAAAAGAGGTCGATGACGTTGCCTTGCACGAGGTTCACAATCGCATGCGGGCCTGCTTGATCTCTGCTCTGCTACACCGCCGCGACGATGATGATGACATCATGTTCGATGCCTGGGAACAGTCCCAAAGGAAAAAGATCGAAGAACTGACAATTCAAAACAATGAATTGAAATCTGCGGCAAAAGATCCAAAAGCATTCTTGAATAAGGATCATATCTTGACGCTGGAGAACCACGAGCTCGATTCTGAAGAGCTCAAGTATCCTCGTGGTCGGGCTACCACAAAACCCGGCAGGCACACAGGCCATAAAAAGTGAACAGCGGGCCATACTTATGACCTGCAGGTCTTTGACAATTGAGTGATTCTGTCTGATATACCATGGGGGCGAAATAGCTTCGACGTGGCAATGAGACTGATGATTGCAGGCACTGGTGCACGAGGGACCAGTTCAAAACCCATGTGACGTACAAACGCCAACGACAACGGTGTTGCTCCTTTTGCCCTCGCGGCATTAGGAACGGGTGTCCCAGCGACCTTGGAACAGAATGCTGGGAAACGTCAGGGGACCAGACGTTAACTGGAACGCCGTCAAAGCGCTGGACGTAAAACGCAGTGCCGACCTGGTGACCAAGTCGCTAAATTTTCGCGTCACTAGACCCGCCCAGAGGTCGATCAAGCTGACGGGCCAAGCCTGTGGACGATGTCAACAGAGGAACTGTTGCGGACCCGGGGGCAGTACCCGGCGCCTCCACAAGACGGATATACTTACATCGGTAACAGATACATATTTTATGAGGTATCTCTACAAAATCAGTAACTTGATCAATGGTAAAGTGTATGTCGGTCAAACGTATGACTTTGCTCAGCGCAAAGCTGGCCACGTTTATAGATCAAAAGATCTAACGAATGAGAGGCCTCTTTATCGTTCCATGCGCAAGCATGGGATAGAAAATTTCTCATTTGATATCATTGAAGAATGTGTCGACAGTCAAGTAGATGAACGTGAGAAATTCTGGATTAGTCATTATGATTCAACCAATACCAACAAAGGTTATAACCTTGAGCCTGGTGGGAAGGGGTGTTCTGATGAAACTCGACGTAAATTGTCTGAAGTCCTTAAAGGCAACACACACTGCGTCGGTCGGATTGT